TTCTATTTATTCTTTTAATTTTGAAGAATGGAAAAAAGATAGGTTATGGGATTACATCAATGATTTTCTTCCTTATGAAGAATTAATATCAATAGCAAGGAAGTGAAAGCATGAAAGAAGCAAATATTATATTCATACTATTTTATGCTATTTATGTAGTATATCGCTATATCAGGTGGAGCAATAGACAAAAATGATTTTTAATGATATAATTTATATTGGAATTTAGAAGAAAGTAGGTGATTGTGTGCCTGTTAGAAAAGTTAAAGGTGGGTATAGGTATGGGAGAACAGGAAAAGTCTATAAATCTCGTGCCAAAGCTGTTAAACAAGGTAGAGCAATTGCTATTTCTAAAAAGAAAAGAAGTAGGTGATATATTGGCTAAAATAGATGAATGGTTAGAACCAGATAAACTTATACTTCTTGAGGGATGGGCTAGAGATGGTTTGACTTATGAACAAATAGCAAAGAATATGGGCATAGGGCTAACAACTTTAAAAGAATGGCGACAAAAAGAGTCGACTATTTCGGCTACCTTAAAAAAAGGTCGTGAAGTCGTAGATTTTGAAGTTGAAAATGCTTTATTAAAAAGAGCTTTGGGTTATACAATTCAAATCAGAGAACAAAAAGTTGACAAAGATGGTTGTATTCATGATCTAGTTAAAGATGTTCATGTTCCTGCCGATACTACAGCACAAATATTTTGGCTAAAGAACCGAAAGAAAGAACAATGGCGAGACAAGGTTGAATATTCAAATGTAAGTAGTGAAACAAATAATCAAATACAAAGCATTGCTAATTTATTAAATAATCCTAAACCAAACAGGAGTGAAGAAGATGTACAATGAGTATGCTGATTTTTGCTTAAAACAGACTGAATATATTAACAAATGTCAAACAAGTTGGCTTAATGTTGCTCATGGAGGAAAACGTGGTGGTAAGAACGTAACAAACGGTTTAGCCTTTTGCATAGCGTTAGAGAATCACCCTAACAAATTGCATTTAGTAGCAGGTTATGATACATCTTCTGCAAAATTAAATATACTTGATTGTGATGGCTTTGGCGTATTAAATTATTTTTCAGGTAGATGTCATGAGGGCAAATATAAAAATCGTGAATGCTTATATGTTGATACAGCAACAGGGCAAAAGGTATTATTAATAAGTGGAGGTGGTAAAGCCAACTCTTATAAAACAATTAAAGGTAACACTTATGGCATGGCTTATGTTACAGAAGCTAATGAATGTCACCCAGACTTTTTAAAAGAAGTCGAAGATAGAACTATTTCTAGTGATGACAGAAAAATATTTCACGATTTGAACCCTAAATCACCAAAACATTGGTATTATGAAGATTATTTAAAATTTCACGAAGAACAGCAAAAAAGTAATCCAGATTATGGGTTTAATTATTGTGAATTTAATATTTTTGATAATCTATCAATAAGCAATGACAAGTTAAAAAAAATATTATCAACTTATGATAAGAATTCTATATGGTATAAAAGAGATATACTAGGCAAACGAGTAGCAAGTGAAAGCTTCTTATTTATGCCAATAATAGAAAATGAAAAAAAGTTTTATACTACTACGCCAAATATAGGATATATTTCAACAGGAATAGATTTTGGTGGAAATGGTTCTGCTCACTCATTTGTAACTTCTTCTATACCACGTTCTTATTATGGCATAGATGTATTAAGAAGTGACAGAACTGAAGTAGTAGATGATATACATACGAAATTAAAACAATTAAAAGAAGCTTTTAAAAAGCACATTTTATTTGTTTTAAATAAATATGGTAAAATAGATATAATATGGGCAGATTGTGCCGAACAAATACTTATTAGTGCATTACAAGAGGTACTTGATGAGTTGCATTTGCACATACCAATTAAAGATAGTTTAAAGACACCAATATCAAGTCGTATTTATGCTATTAATATGCTTCTTATGGTTGGCAAATTAAGATTTGTTGAAGGAGATACTCAAACCATTGTGGAAGCATTACAAGAAGCTGTACAAGATCCTGAAGCTGATGATGATAGATGGTTAGATGATGGGACAAGTGATATAGATAGTATAGATGGGTTTAATTATGGAGTTGAAAATTGGTATAAACAATTATTAAAATTAATAAATGGAGGAAATTAAAATGTTTAAAGATAAAGAATTAAAAGCAATTAAAGTTGTCAATGCTGACACTGGAGAAATATTAGCAATAATTCAAAAAGATAATGATGTGATATGTAAAAATGAATATAATGTTATTTTAGATTATACTAAAGACGATGAAAAAACTATAACTGAAATAGATGGCAAGTTTTATGAATTAGCCTATGTTGAAAAGGAGGTAAAGGCAAGTGAATGAAAATAGTGTTGTTATTAAATATTTAAAAAAATTAGGATATAATCCACAAACTGATTACTATTCAAATATTTCATATTGGAAAGAATGGTGGCAAAATAGTGTAAAAAAATTCCATGAATATCATGATCAAAATGGTGATAAAAGGGAAATGTTTAAACTAGGAATGGCTAAACGTGGTTGTGAAGATTGGGCTAGTATTCTTTACACAGAAAAAGATAGTATGACTTGTGATAACACTAAAAACCAAGAATATCTTGATAAACAATTAAGCAATTTAAAATTTGACGAGGTTATTCCTGAAAATATTGAAAATTCTTTTTGGAGTGGTACTTTAGGAACTATTATAAGAGTTAAAAATGCTATTTTAGAAAACAAGGAATTAAAAGCTGACGAAAAAACAAAAATAAAATTAATAAATGTAACAGCTGATAAAATTATTCCATTAAGAATTGAAGATGGTGAAATTATAGATGTTGCATTTGTATCTAAAACAACCAAAGAAAACAAAAATACTTATTATATTGAAATTCACCTTTTAAAAGAAGATGGATATACAATAAAAAACGTATATATTGATGAAGATGGTGAAGAAACAAAAAAGGAAGGAATTATTCCTGAATATCATACACATTCAAATATACCTTTGTTTTATTTGTTAAGCCCAAAAATTGTTAATAATTTAGAAAATAATAACGGTCTTGGAATTAGTATTTATGCTAACGCAATAGATCAGTTAATGGGAACTGATATATCATATCATAATTATGTTATGGACACAGTTTTAGGAGGAAAAAAAGTATTTTATAATAAAACACTTGTTAAATATAACACAAGAAGAATAACTGATAAAAATACAGGTGAAACAATTACTCAAGAAATACCTGTTTATCCTGACGATATTGCAAAACAACAATTTAGAATTTTAGATGGTGATTTAGAATCAGCAAATGAAGATACTTTAATTCACGAGTACAATCCATCATTAAGAATAGATGAAAATGAGAAAAATATTAATCTTGCGTTAAATCTTTTCTCGTTTAAAATCGGCTTAGGTAAATCAAGATATAAATTTGAAAATGGTACTGTTGTAACTGCAACACAATATATTGGGGAAAATCAAGACTTGGTTTCTAATGCTAAAAAGCATCGTGGTGCATTAAATGATTATACTGTTGGAATCGCTAGAGCAATATTGTTATTAGGTAGAATATTATTTAATGCTGGTACTGATGAAAATGATAAAATAGCATTAACTAATAAAGATGGCTTCTTGGTAGATGACGAAACATTACAAGAACAATATAGGCAAGATTTTCAAGCAGGATTAATGAGCAAAGTTACGTATTTAATGAAAGCAAGAGGAATGACAGAAGAACAAGCTAAACAAGAAATTGAAAAAGCACAAGCTGATAATCCAACAATTGATGATTTACTAGGAACTAGAAATGAAGAATAGGTGATAGTATGAAATTCAAAATGAACAATAGAGAATGGGAGATAAAAGAAATATCTCAAGATATGTTTGAACCGACAAATGACCCAACGGAACAAGGCAATTGTTATGGATTATGTGCTTATGATGAACAAGTAATATATTTATGGAAAGATTTACATACAGAACAAAAAAGAAGAACTTTAATACACGAATTATTACATTGTTATATTGGTTGCTATATTAGTTTTGAAGATATAGGTAATTATCCAGAAGATGTTATGTGTAATATATGTGCAAATAGCCACGACATAATACATAAAATAGTAGAAGATTATTTCAAACCAGAAATAAATGTTAATATTAATGTTAAAATGAATCCAGGTGTAATAATAAAAGAGTTGCATAAAATAGAAAAAGAATAAGGAGGTAATTCCTTATGATAAGTGAAGAACAAATAGAATTATTAGTTGAAAGACTAATTAATAGAATAGAAAAAGCAAATACCTATTTTCTTATGAAAATGGGTTCTTCTATTAAACAAATAAGAAAATTAAAACCATCAGAGGCACAACAGTTAGTGCAAATACTAAAATATGGGGGCAATTATGAAGAAATTGTCAAAGAAATTGCCAAATATACTGGTTTAAATATTCGAGACATAGATGCAATATTCTATAATTATGCAAAAAGCGACCAAATTTTCTACGAAAAGTTCTACAAGTATAAAGATATACCTTTCGTACCTTTCGAGCAAAATATGGCATTAAAAACGCAAACACAGGCACTTGCTAACATAACTAAACGAGCAATGTATAATTTTACTCAAAGTAATGCTATTGGGTATACCATAAATGGAGAATTCTTTAATTTAAGAGGGGCTTATGAAAAATTACTTGATGAAGCATTGCTAAACATAGGGCAAGGTAAAGAAACATTTGACCAAGCAATGAGCAAAATACTTAAAGAGATAGGTGGTAGTGGTCTTAAATATCTAGATTATGAAAGTGGTAGGCAAATAAGACTTGATAGTATGACAAGACAATACTTAAAAGATGGGTTAAGAAACTTGCACAATGAAACACAAAAAATATAT